AGGATTACATTTGATTATTATCCTGCCTTTTATTAGGAGGTGAAGTAGATGCCATATCCAACCCTGCCGGGCAGAAGGTTCGAATACGATATAGGTGGTGGCTCGGCCTACTACGGCAATGACACTAATGACATAACGAATGCCATGACATCAGAACAAGTGAATAAGCTGAATGGCACAGGAAATACGTCACGAGTTTTGAATATAGAGGTTGGTAATGATGCGGCACTAAAGACGATTTGGATTTTCATGCCTGAAAAGTATGTAGTTGCCGGTCTTGGATTCATACACCAAGTATATGGTGGTAAGGGTAACGGTAGTATTAGTGTTGCTGGTAGTCCGGATAGCACGAATGGCCTTGATGGTACATGGATAAGCGCCACGCTCCCAAACGGAGCGATACCAGCAATGATGGCAGACGATGACGTCTGGAGGGATAGTATTCAACCTTGCACGTTCTCTGAGCCAATAAAAGTTCTGAGAGTTAGGTATTATGCACAGGCTGACTCTGGTTCGTGGCAACGTATTTATGTATATGCTCTGCACATATATGGTGTGAAAGCATCCGGCGAACTTCCGGAGGACATCATATTTCTGGATGATGATACATCTGGAGACCCAGAATTTATCCGAGACATGGACTGGGGAGACCGGCAGGAGGGCACCACAATCATGAAGCGGATTAAGCTGTTCAACAGTAGCACGACAAAAATTGCCCACAACTTATCGCTTTCGCTGATTGATACAGATCTACTGTTCAGTATGGATGAAGGGATAACGTGGGTTTCCGGAGCATCGATTACCTCGTTGGCTCCGCAGGGAACCAGTGCAAGTATTATCGTTAAAAATACGATACCGCCGCCGACACAGATGCTTGGCCCAAGAGCGCCAAGATTTGAAGTGTCGATTGGCAGTTGGTCATAGGAGGTGGATTAGATGGCTTATCCGACTGTTCCAGGAAGGAAATTTGCTTATGACGTTGGGGGTGGCTCTGTATATCGAGGCACGTCCATCATTGATATGGCATCAGCATTGAGTACCGATGAGATGTCAAAATTAAATGGTTTAAGCAATAGCACCTACGCCGTACTGCAATCGTATGCGAGCAACTACGGAATTAAACTTGTGCTCTGGGTGTTTTTCCCTCACAAATTCAATGTTTCTGGCTTAGGGATGCTGCATGCTCAGTCCTATGCCGGTCAGATGCCGCCTGCAGTAAGTTTACAATCTATTACTGTTCATGGCAGTGCCAATACAACGAACGGCTTAGACGGTACATGGATAGCGGCAAACCTGCCAAATGGCAGCATTCCAACAAGAATGATGGGTGACGATGATTGGCGAGATCAGATACAGCCTTGCACGTTCTCTGAATCCATAAGATGCTTGCGGGTTGAATATGCTACAACCGGCTCCTACATGGGTGCGGTCGTCTATGCATTGCATGTCTATGGCATGAAAGCAGCTGGTGAGGTAGTGAATGATATCCTGTTTATGGATGATGATGCAAGCGGAGATCCTGAATTTATCCGAGACCTTGATTTCGGGGATAGGCCGGAAGGAACTACGACAAGGCACAGGATTAAGCTTTACAACAGCAGCGCCTCAAAGACAGCGAATAATATAACACTGTCTTTGATAGACCAGGATTATTTATTCAGCATGGACGAGGGTGTTACGTGGGTGACAGGCGCTACGATTACTTCCCTGGCTCCGGGAACTGCAAGCTCAAGCATCATTGTTAAAAACACGATACCGCCACCAACTCAGATGCTCGGACCGAGGTCGCCGAGAATTGAGGTACTAATAGGAAGCTGGTCATAGCATGGAGGTGAGATAATGCCAGATAGAATAAGGTTGATCGCACCTCAAGATCAAGCGATAACAAGCAGCTTATCCTTGACCGCAAAATGGATACGCACCTATGAAGAGTTGGTGAAAGCAGACTTCGATGAAGATGGCGTTTTCACCCATGTTGTGACAAGAGAAGTTGAAATAAACCATGTTCCGACCTTTATAGGTTTGCAATTGGATGAAGATCCAAACGCTACTCCGAAAGGATACAACAATGGCCCCGATGTCGTTCCGCTCATGACAGCGGCTACGACTGAGGGAGTAACGGTAAGTGACAGTGGTAATCTTGGCTCTGGCTATGAAGGTTGGAGAGCTTTTGACAATGCCTCGAATAGCAGATGGGCTGTTGGTTCCACATCTGGTGTCTTGACCGTTGCCCTTCCTTCAGCAAAGAAAATTTCCGGATACACGATCAGGGCAAGAAATGATACCTACTTGATTGACAGCCCAAAAGACTGGACGTTTGAGGGTAGTAATGATGGTGCGAACTGGACAGCTCTGGATACACAGACGGGCCAGATTTCGTGGGCAATGAATGAACTAAAGACGTTCACCTTGGCCTATGCAAATGTGGCCTTGTATAGTCACTACCGGTTAAATGTCACCTCGAACCAGAGCGGAACGGATGTATCGTTTTCGGAAATGGAACTGCTCGAGGGCATCGGCTACGATTTTGATTTCTACACGACAGGAAACAGAGTCATTGGACCTTTTGCGCTTAGCGGTACTGCCTATGGTGACGAGATAATAACGTGGGAGCTTGGGGATATGCCCACAGGAACGAGTATTGCGATTAGTTGTGCTTTGACAAACGATTTAAATCCTCCGGCTTCTTATACCCAGGCGACTAATGGTACCCAGTGCCCGGTTATTGCTCAGAATGATGACATGACTGGGAAGTATATCTGGTTCAAGCAAACTTTAAACACGTCAGATATTACGAAAACACCTTCTCTGATGAAGATGGAAATGCAGCTCGTCCTTGATGCGGTTGCGAACATGACAATAGAAATAGACCGAACCGCTCAGTTTACTGGTTTACAGCATAGAACGACCACAGTTTCAGCTTTGCCTTGTGGTGAACCAACAACGTTTTATCCGCAGGACGTGTATGACGGGTTCCTTTGTTGGAGAGCAAAGGCGGTCAATGCTGCGCTTGGCATTGATACTGGCTGGAGCCAGATCAACACGTTCAACTTGACCGGTGGACCATTCCCATTGCCCAGATACATCTCGCTTCTTGAGAATGTTGCCTTTGGGAAATCCATAGCGGCGAGAACTCTTGACCTGAAAGAAAACAGAGCTTATGGAAAACCGAGAGATAAGCGTGCTCTGTACAATGTGTTCAATCGTGCGTTTGGAAAGCTGAGAGCAACGAGAGCCTTATACAATCCGCTCAATGTTACGGATGATCCACCCTTCCCCTGGATTCAGTCGATTTCCGTTACCAGAGGTGAACCCGGATCGATATTGACCTTGTACGGAAACGGCTTTGGTTACACGCATACGTCAGTAGATCTCAGTAATGTGAACAGGTACTTGAGAAGCTACGGTGGATTTGTCTATATTGGCACCAAACTTTGCAGCGTACTGGAGTGGACTTGGGAAAAGATTGTGTTTCAGCTCCCGATGGATGCAGAGACAGGAAGTATAAAGGTTCAACTTACTGCTCCTGGAGTACAAAATAGCAACCTTATAGACTTCGAGATCTATGAGGGGCTTCCGGCAGATGACATCGGCATTGAGCTGTTTGTTTGCGACAGGACCAACCCGAACATTATAGTAAGACAGCTGGACGGCGCGTTCAACAAGTCCTTCCAGATGCTCCAAAACAAACCCGGCAGTGGGAGCTTTAGTATCAGCCGATATAATGACACCGGTGGCGACAGGACATACATTGCGGATGACAACTTGATTCTTGTTAAGCTTGACGGCAATCCATTATTCAAGTGGATCATAGAATCAAGGAAACCGAATTATGTTGACAGCGGCGAGAAACAGATCATTGAAGTAAGTGGTCGAGGTGTTTTAAATATCCTCAGCAGGGCTGTTGTGTACCCGGAAAATATGGGCACGCCTGCATTGGACAGACCGTTCACAGGATCGGCAAGCAAGGTATTAAGGACCCTGCTCCTCGAAGCACAGAACCGGGGCGGCCTTGTTGGAGTAACGATTGACTGGCAAGATGACATGGATAGCCTGGGCAACCTGTTTACAGAGGACGTGAATTTAACTTTCCACGTCGGCACACCGCTCAGCGAGGTCGTGTCCAAATTTACCGATGGTCTTGGATACTTCGATATAGAAATGACTCCAAACCTTGTGCTCAAAATTTATAAATCAAGGGGCATGGACCTATACGACAAGGTAGTATACAGGCCGGGTCAGGCCATTCTTAGCCATCAGAATCAGAGTGATGCAACGCACTTGGTCAATGAAGTGTTGGTTGAGGGCGGCGACAAGTTGCTGGCGATCGCGACGAACTCTGTTAGCCAAACTGCATATGGTCGAAGAGAAGGATATCTGTCTGCAAGCAACATCCAGTCCGGGCTGAGCGAGTATGGACAAGCATACTTAAGCCGAGCGGCTTTCCCGACTTGGGGGATACAAGGAACTGTAACGAAGTTCTACGATGACGAGGGAAATAGGCTGAAACCTTTCGAGTCCTACTTGATCGGTGATTGGATTGGCTGGAAGATTGCACCCGAAGGAACAGACGATGCTGGATTTGATGGCAAGGTGAGAGTTCGTGGGATCACAGTAAGTGAGAACGATGAAAACAGTGCCCTGGAATATACGTTGGAACTACACAATATGATGCTGGAGCATGAGATTAAGCTGAACCAAAAGGTTGAGCGTATGTCGCAGTTCAGCGGCTCTGATGTGCTTGCAGTGCCTCCATCAAGCAGTGGCACGTACTCTGAATCCGAGATAAATACCATCCTTGCAACGAAGGCAAACACGAACCACTTGCATACCAATGTATATTCAGAGACAGACCATGTTCATGATTTCCTAGAATTAACGGATACGCCTGACAGCTATTTAGGACAAGGAACTAGAGTAGTGGCTGTCAAAGCGGATGGCAGCGGTCTTGAATTTGTGCCTGGCGGCGGTGGAAGTGCACTTGGTGGTTGCTTGGCATGGGTGACGTTCAATGGGATCACAAATGCTAATGCCACCGGAACCTATGCACAAAGCGGAACAGCCGTAACGGTAACCTTAACAGGACACGGCTACAAAATTGGTCACATGATCTATGCTGATATAACTTCCGGCACGGGGGTGGATGGCGCATATAAAATTACGGAGGTAACAGCTGACACCTTTAAATACACAGCGGGAACCTCCTTGACAACGAGTGGAAACATCACGCTAAGAAGATGCCTAATCAGAAGGGGTGCTGGAATTCATTCCATTTCGGATATAGGAACCGGCTATTATGCTGTTAACTTTGCAAATGAGCTGATCGATGCGAATTATGCGTTCTGCGCAAATGCCTGTGAACCAACTGCAACGTCAGCGAATACAGCTGTGGCGGCTTCAGATCCTGCTGAAATTACAAATTTATTCATCGGACTGACATGCGAGGACCTCGACGGAGGGTACATCGACTGTCCTGTAGTCTCACTTTCTATATTTGGATAGTTGACAGAAATACAAGTTGCTTAGGGAGCCTTCGGGCTCCTTTTTATTTTAAATCGAGGAGGATTAAAGAATGAAAGACATAGTTAACACGATTCAGATTGTCATTGCCGCTGCGGGCGGGTATATCGGGTATTTCCTGGGGGGCTGGGATGGTTTCCTTTATGCATTGGTAGCGTTTGTTGTTATCGACTATCTGACAGGAGTCATGGTGGCCATCCTGGAGAAACGGCTATCAAGCGAAGTGGGCTTCAGAGGGATCTTCAAAAAAGTTCTGCTATTTTCACTGGTAGCAATTGGCCACATCATTGATTCAAAGCTCATTCAAACTGGAAGTGGAATAAGGACTGCAGTCATCTTCTTCTATTTATCTAATGAAGGAATCAGCATTATTGAGAATGCCGCTAAAATCGGCCTCCCTATCCCGGAAAAGCTCAGGGCGGTCTTGAAGCAGCTAAATAAGGAGGATAATAAAAATGAATCTGCATAAACTCATTTTGACAAACAATGCCTGCTTCAAGGCTGGTAGAACCATTACGCCCAAAGGAATCATGGTTCATTCCACAGGGGCGAACAACCCCTACCTGAAACGCTATGTCGGGCCTGACGACGGTCTACTGGGGAAGAACCAGTACAACAACCACTGGAACCAGGATAAGCCCGATGGCCGCCAGGTCTGCGTTCACGGCTTCATTGGCAAACTGGCTGATGGAAGTATCACCACCTATCAGACGCTGCCGTGGAATCACAGAGGCTGGCATGCCGGAGGCGCAGCGAACGATACCCATATAGGCTTTGAAATCTGCGAGGACGGTCTGACTGATGCCTCGTATTTTAATGCCGTATACAAGGAAGCTGTAGAGCTTTGCGTCTATCTCTGCAAGCAATACGGACTTACCGAAAAGGAAATCATCTGCCATTCGGAGGGTAATAAACTTGGAATTGCCAGTAACCACGGCGATGTCATGCACTGGTTTCCGAAGCATGGCAAGTCGATGGATACGTTCCGTGCGGATGTAAGAACCGGTCTTGCTGCCGTCGAGTCGACCGTGCCGAAGAAATACTACCGTGTCCAACTTGGCGCGTTTTCTGTCAAGACGAATGCTGATGCTATGCTCCGCAAGGTCAAGGCGGCTGGCTTCACCGATGCTTTTATCAAATACAGCGAATAACACACCACTTAGTGCCTATCGAGAGATTCGTCTTTCGGTAGGCATTATTTTTTTGCTTTTTTCGTTCATTCGGCTGATTTCTGTCCTGGGACTGTTAGAGGGTATTGATTGATATGTTCCCTCGGAAAGAGGTCGAGAAAATGAAATTAACAAAATTAGAAGCCGTTGATTCCATAAAGTATGTAGCGGAAAAGCCTACAGAGGCTTCCCTTAAGAACGAGCACGATTATTTGGTTGCAGAAAAACTTACAAAGAAGCTCTTAGAAAAGGGGCTTATTAGCCAGAGTGAATTTGACAAGATAATGGTCAAAAACCGTGAAACGTTCTCTCCATTTTTAGCAGAGATTATGTCCTAAAAGACTTGATAAATAAGGCTTTTAGAGTGATGTATAGTACTGCGAGAAAGGAGGTTGAGACAATGAAACGGATAACAAAGATTGAAGCAAATGAGAAGCTGCAGAAGGCACCTAAAAAACTGCGTGTTGCTGCCTATGCTCGTGTTTCAACAGATAGTCGTGAACAGCTCGTCAGTTTGGAAGCTCAAAAACGACACTATGAAGCGTATATCAAAAGCAATCCAAATTGGAAGTACGTTGGCCTTTATTACGATGAAGGACTCTCCGGTACAAACATGGCAAAGCGAGATGGTCTTATGAAGATGCTTTCCGATTGTGAGAAAGGATTGATTGACTTCATCATTATTAAATCCATTAGCCGCTTTGCTAGAAACACAACAGAGTGCCTTGAGGCAGTTAGAAAGCTTATAAAGCTTAAGGTATTTATTTATTTTGAGAAGGAAAACATCAACACCGGTGACATGGAGAGCGAGCTGCTGCTTACGATTTTTAGTAGCCTTGCAGAGAGTGAATCAGTTTCCATTGCTGAGAATGAGTCATGGGCCATTCAGAAAAGGTTCCAAAACGGCACCTTCAAAATTGGATATCCGCCATACGGATATAAGAACGTAAATGGCAAGATGGTTATTGATGAAGAAGAAGCAGAGATTGTCAGGTTTATTTTTAGAGAATGCCTTTCTGGAAAAGGCAGCTATAAAATAGCAAAAGCACTTAGAGAAAAAAAGGTACCGACAAAGCGAGGCGGCAAATGGAGCTCCACGACAGTTAAAGAAATCCTGAAGAATGAGAAGTATACAGGCGATGCTCTCTTTCAGAAAACATTCACGGATTCACAATTTGATAGACATTCAAATCGGGGTGAAAAGCCACAGTACTATGTTAAAGATCATCATGAAGCAATAATTAGCAATGAAGAATTCGAAGCAACGCAGACACTTATTGTCCAGCGTGCTAAAGAAAAGAATATTGTAGCGGATGATGAGAAGTACCTGAGCCGTTACCCATTCTCAGGAAAAATAATATGCGGCGAATGTAGCGCTACTTGGAAAAGAAGAACACATACTGCCTGTAAGGTAAAATATTATGCTTACACCTGCAATACTCACCTGAAGGAGAAGAATAAGTGCGGCCAGCTTTTTATCAGAGAGATGGATTTTGAGGTTGCTTTTGTAAATATGATGAACAAGCTAATTTTTAGCAAAAAGGTTCTTTTACAGCCTTTCCTTAATAGCCTTAAAAGCATTGACCAAGCTAATGCACTTGCTCGAATTAACGAGCTTGAGACGGCTTTGGAACAGAACTTTGACCGAAGGCAGGTCCTTACAAACCTTCTTTCAAAGCAGTACATCGAGCCTGCACTTTATGCCAAGCAGAACAGTGAGCTCTTAGCTGAAGCAGAGGAATTAAGAAATGAAAAGGAAGTATTGTACCGCTCAGTAAATGGTGAGCTTGAGAATGCGGAAGCAGTAAGCAGGCTCTTAAAGTATATAAACAATAGTACAGAACTTACAGAATTTGATGCAGATGCCTTTGAGGCACATGTTGACCGCATCACTGTTTACAACAGAAGTGAAATAGGCTTCGCACTAAAGTGCGGTTTAACCCTTAAGGAAAGGTTGTGAGAATATGAGTCATGTCCCATACGGATACAGAATTGAAAATGGTAAAGCAGTTATTGATGAAGAAAAAGCAGAGAAAGTAAAGAAGCTCTACAAAGCATACCTCTCTGGCCTTGCCTACGTGCCAGCAGCAGAAGCCGCCGGACTTAAGCTTTACCACACAGGTGCAAAGAAGATGATGCAAAATAAGCATTACCTCGGAGACGACTATTATCCGGGGATTATTGATAATGAGACCTTTGAAGCTGCAGAAGCCGAGCGTGTCAAACGACAGGTTAAGCTTGGAAGAGTATTTGATGATAAGCCAGCCAAAGAGAACAAGGTTGCTAAAGGTTTTAGAATGCCAAGTGTGCAAATGAAATATGATGATCCTTTTAAACAGGCAGAATACGTCTACAGCTTGATAGAAAGTGAGGTGGATGTATGATTTCCTTAGCCAGCAATGTTACGGTTATTCCAGCAAAGAAAACAATCGGTACACAGAAAACAACCGATAAAGTCCAGAAAACACGAGTAGCTGCTTATTGCCGAGTTTCCACTGATAGTGATGAGCAGGAAACCAGCTACGAAACACAGATTGCGCATTATACTTCATTTATCAATAGTCATCCGGATTGGGTGCTTGCAGGAATATATGCCGATGACGGTATCTCTGGAATGAATATTAAGAAGCGTGATGAGTTCCAGCGAATGATTAACGACTGTAATGATGGCAAGATAGATATGGTTATTACCAAGTCCATCAGCCGATTTGCAAGAAATACGGTCGATTGCCTTAATTACACCAGAGCCCTGAAGAATAAGAATATCGGCGTTTACTTTGAAAAGGAAAATATCAACACGCTCGATGCTAAGGGTGAAGTGCTCATGACAATTATGGCTTCTCTTGCGCAGCAGGAAAGTGAGTCATTGTCGGCCAACGTTCGTCTTGGATTGCAGTTCCGATACCAGCAAGGAAAAGTTCAGGTCAACCACAACTGGTTCTTGGGGTATACCAAAGATGAAGAGGGGCATCTCATCATTGATCCAGAGCAAGCTAAAGTCGTGAAGCGCATCTATAGGGAGTATCTTAGTGGAAAGAGCTTCTTGCAGATAAAAAGGTCGCTTGAAGCAGATGGAATTCTAAACGGTGCAGGTAATGCAAAATGGCATGAAAGCAATATAAAGCAGATACTCACAAACGAGAAGTACATCGGAGACGCTTTGCTCCAGAAAACCTATACGGTGGATATTCTTGAAAAGAAGCGTGAAGCTAATAAGGGTCAAGTTTCTAAGTATTATGTAGAGGACAGCCATGAAGCAATTATTCCAAAGGATATCTTCCTAAAGGTACAGGAGGAAATCGCAAGACGCGCAAATCTTACCAAAGGCACCACAAAGCGCAAACGAATCTATAGTGGCCGTTACGCTTTATCTGGAATAGTTTTCTGCGCATACTGTGGCGACATCTTCCGCAGAATTAAATGGAACAATCGTGGGTGTAAGTCCACAGTTTGGCGCTGTGTCAGCAGGGTTGAAAAAGACGGCCCTGATTGCCCGGCAAGAACTGTTCACGAGAAATTGCTTCAGGAGGTAGTTATCAAAGCTATAAACGAAGCGTTCCGTGAAAAGGAAGCAATCCTACCACTTTTACGAGAGAATATCGAGAGTAGCCTTGGGGAAGTCACCTCAAATCAGATTGCAGCGATTGATGAACAGATGAAGTCAATGCAGCAGGAGCTAATGGCAACAGTTAATTCTAAGAATACCGGTGATGAGCTTGGTCTGGAGATTAGGAGGCTGCGCGATGAGAAGCAGTCCCTTCAAAACGAGCAGGCATCCCGACAGGATATGAAAAAGCGAATTAATGAGTTGATGCGTTTCCTTAACGACCTGCCTTGTGAGCTAACTGAATATGAAGAAGACTATGTGAGGACTCTCTTGGAAAAGATAACGGTTTACGACGACCACATCATAGTTGAATTTAAGTCCGGAATTGGAATACAAATAGACAAAGAGATATAGAATATTGAGCCGCCGCCAATAGAGGGAACCAAACACCCTTTGGCGGTTTTTCCACTTTTAAATGTTGATTATATCAATTCGTTATGTTATAATAATCGCTGATACAAATAAGGATTTAGGAGGAACCGAAACTATGACAGCCTCAATGCGTTTAAGATAAGCTGGCAATAAAAAAGGCAGAATCTATCCCCGATGATAGGCTTTTTTGTTGTGCTTATTTATACGATATTGAGCATTCATTAGTTAAGGTGAAATTTAAACTATTTTACTATAGTTTTATTTAACTATGTCTTTTTAAAGAATGTTTCTATATTGTATGTTATGCAGACCAAAGCCACATTGTGGATTTTGACCTGCATTTTTTATTGCCTAGAATACTATTTAAAATAGAAATTCAAGCAAAAATAATATGCAGGAGATAATAAAGATGGAAAAATATATAAATTGGAAACTTAAGTTTTATACTATATGGGCAGGGCAGGCGGTTTCTTTAATCACTAGTGCCACACTGCAAATGGCGATTATTTTTTATCTTACAGAAAAAACAGGATCTGCGATGGTCTTGTCTATGGCTTCACTAGTAGGTTTTTTACCCTATGCAGTCTTTGGGCCTGCCATTGGTGTATTAGTGGATCGTCATGACAGGAAAAAGATAATGATAGGTGCTGATTTAATTATCGCAGCAGCTGGGGCAATGCTAGCTATTGTTGCATTGTATATGGAATTACCGGTATGGATGGCTATGGTAGTATTGTTTATCCGTAGCATTGGAACGGCTTTTCATTCTCCGGCCCTCAATGCGGTTACGCCACTTTTAGTACCAGAAGAACAGCTTACGAAATGCGCAGGTTATAGTCAGTCTGTGCAGTCAATAAGCTATATTATTAGTCCGGCGGCTGCAGCATTGTTATACTCCGCTTGGAAATTAAATGCAATTATTGCTATCGATGTATTGGGCGCTGTGATTGCATCTATTACGGTAGCAATTGTAAGTATTCCTAAGCTGGGCGATCAAGTGCAAAGTTTGAAACCAAATTTCTTAAGAGAAATGAAAGAAGGAATTGTCGCATTGAGACAAAACAAAGGCTTATTTGCCTTATTACTCTTAGGAACGCTATATACGTTTGTGTATATGCCAATTAATGCACTATTTCCTTTAATTAGCATGGAATACTTTAATGGAACACCTGTGCATATTTCCATTACCGAAATCGCTTTTGCATCTGGAATGCTAGTAGGCGGTCTACTATTAGGAAGGTTGGGGAACTTTGAAAAGCGGGTATTACTAATAACAGGTTCATTCTTTATAATGGGAGCCAGTTTAGCCGTTTCAGGATTACTTCCTCCAAGTGGATTTGTTATATTTGTAGCTTGCTGTGCAGTAATGGGACTTTCGGTGCCATTTTATAGCGGTGTGCAAACAGCTCTTTTTCAGGAGAAGATTAAGCCTGAATATTTAGGACGTGTATTTTCTTTGACCGGAAGTATTATGTCATTTGCTATGCCAATTGGATTAATTCTTTCTGGATTCTTTGCTGATAGAATTGGTGTAAATCATTGGTTTTTACTATCAGGTATTTTAATTATTGGCATTGCTATAGTTTGCCCCATGCTAACAGAGGTTAGAAAATTAGATTTAAAATAATATTGGAGGGGTATTTATGTATCTTATTTTCATGTAATCTTCCTGCTAAAATCGTAGGGTTTTCCCTGCGTACAAGCAAATGAAAGCATGCGATTATAGACAGGAGGAAATAAGATGGAATTGATATTAAAAGCCAAAGACATTCGTGTGGAATTCACAGGGCGAGATGTTTTAGATATAGATGAATTAGAAGTATATGATTATGACCGTATTGGTTTAGTAGGAGCAAATGGTGCAGGGAAAAGCACTTTACTCAGGGTGCTTTTAGGGGAATTAACTCCAGCAGGATGTAAAATGAATCGTCTGGGTGAACTTGCTTATATCCCTCAGTTGGACGAAGTAAGTTTGCAGGAGGAAAAAGATTTTGCACTTGTAGGCAAGCTGGGTGTTGAGCAATTAGATATACAGACCATGAGCGGTGGTGAAGAAACAAGACTTAAAATAGCACAGGCTTTATCAGCACAAGTACATGGTATTTTAGCCGATGAACCTACCAGTCATTTAGACCGTGAAGGAATTGATTTTCTAATTGGACAGCTAAAATATTTTACAGGTGCACTGTTAGTTATTAGCCATGACCGATATTTTCTTGATGAGGTAGTAGATAAAATATGGGAACTGAAAGATGGAAAAATCACTGAGTATTGGGGAAACTATTCTGATTTTCTTCGCCAGAAAGAGGAAGAACGCAAGAGCCAGGCAGCAGAATACGAACAATTTGTTGCGGAACGTGGCCGATTGGAAAGGGCTGCGGAGGAAAAGCGAAAACAGGCTCGTAAAATAGAACAGAAGGCAAAAGGTGCTTCAAAGAAAAAAGGTACTGAAGGTGGAGGGCGTTTAGCTCATCAAAAATCAATAGGAAGTAAGGAAAAAAAGATGCATAATGCCGCTAAGTCCCTGGATCATAGGATTGCGGCCTTAGGAAATGTAGAAGCTCCAGAAAATATTAGCAGGATTCGTTTTAGGCAAAGTGATGCATTGGCACTCTACAATCCATATCCTATTGTCGGTACGGAAATTACTAAAATATTTGGGGATAAGATACTGTTTGAAAAAGCATCTTTTCAAATTCCCCTAGGAGCAAAAGTGGCGCTAACTGGTGCCAATGGAACAGGAAAAACAACTTTAATCCAAATGATCATAAACCATGAAGATGGAATTTCTATTTCACCTAAGGCAAAAATAGGTTACTTTGCACAAAATAGTTACAAGTACAACGGTAATCAGAAAGTCATGGAGGTTATGCAGGAGGATTGTGAATACAATGTTTCAGAAATTCCTTCGGTTCTAGCGCCAATGGGGCTTAAACAAAACGATATTGGAAAAAGCTTATCTGCTTTAAGCGGCGGAGAAATTATTAAATTGTTGCTGGCTAAAATGCTTATGGGTAGATATAACATCCTGCTAATGGATGAAGCGAGTAACTTCCTTGACATACCAAGCTTAGAGGCTTTGGAAATATTAATGAAGGAGTATGCTGGAACTATAGTATTTATCACTCATGACAAACGGCTACTCGATAATGTGGCTGACGTGGTTTATGAAATTAGCGAT